CCAAGGATATAGACTTTGGACAGGGCAGGAAAAAATATACCAGAATGAGAAAGACTATCTAAATAGTTTGGATGATAGCACTCAATAGATGGCAAAATATAATTTTGTCCCTACATCTGCAGACGACATCGATACTTTTGGGTCCGAGTTGGACATTAAAGGTATCAAGGATGTCGTCTTTTGTTTTAACTATATAACTGAGAATATTCCAGCTGGACTTCCCAACGGCAATGTCCCCATCAATATCTCTACAGACACAGGCACTGCGTTGTTTAAGATTATTCCTAACGTTGCACAAGAGTTGGGATCAACTTCTGAAAAAAGTGAGGGCAGAGTCAAGACTGCTTTATATCAAGCACATCCAGCATTAGAAAAGTATAAGTCAATCATTGGTATTGGAAAGGGCACTAGGTCTAAGTCTGAAACGGTTACCGTTAGTTTCAAACCTCAAGATTTTAGGGGACTGGCTAGTGATACCAAAGAGTATTCTGTCATGGGATTTATTAAGACCACGCAGAAAGCAATCAATGAAAGAGATGATTTCTCATTACCTCTGAAAGCATACCTTAAATGTTTGACGATGTATTTCGATGGTCATTGCCCAGCAGGTAAAGTTACTACCTTCTATAAGAAAGCGAAACCATATATCCCAAAGTTTGACAACATGATTGTTGACTTTGGTGAAATACTTTCTCCAATGTGTTTCTTACATGATGAGATATCAAAGAAAGATCCATACAAATATTCAAATCCAAAAGTAATTCTTCCCGCTAGAGGTAATGAGCCTCTGGTGGATTTTTATTTGATAGAAGATCCACATGGTAAGGTTGGATTCAGTGTCAAAGCATTGAAGTCTGCTGCAACTAATACAATCAAACCGAAACCTTTCATCGATGTGATTGAGGCATATGGCACCCGAGGTGCTGTGACTCTCACGTCTGAGGCAGAGAAAAGGGCATACAATACATTCAAAACTCTTGCATTTGCAAAGACAGGATATAAGGGGATGATTGGTGTTGCTATGAAACTTGCAGCAGGTGATAATGCATTCAAGTCAAAGTATATGAATGTCATTAGCAATCCCAGTAAACTCTCCTCTCTCGCTTTCAATGCAGGGGGCACTGCCACCACACCTCTGATGAAGGTCATTGGACCAAACAGGGACCAGGCTGAAATCCGCACACTCATCTCTGATTTTTGCACAGAGTCTAGTAGACTACAGAAGTATGCAGGACAGACGGACTACACTCTTGAAAACCTTGCCTACGTCTGCGAAGCTCTCATCATTCAAGCAAACAAGGATGGAATTTTGGATTTCACTAACCTATTCAAGGAGTATGTTTTGAAGCAGGTTGTCTATGTTAAGATGGACATAAATAGCACGACTGGAATTCCTAGTTGCGAGGTGCTCACCTATCACAACATGAATAAATCCAACGTTGAATTGAGGTCTAAGAATTCATTCAACGGATACCAAGATATGATTGGGATGCAACCATAATGGCAAAGAATACTCACCTAGAGCACTTAGAAGATGACATCTTCAATAATGGATATGCTGGTGCTCAGAATGCGATTAATTTCCTATCCTCCCTTCGTGATATGCTGACCACTGGAAAGGGTGGTGGTGCTGCTAAAGTAACTGTTAAGTGGGACGGTGCTCCTGCTATCATTTGCGGCACAGATCCTCAGACAGGGATGTTTTTTGTTGGCACTAAGAGTGTATTTGCAAAGACAAATCCTAAGGCTTGTTTCTCCGACGAGCAAATTGAGTATTTTTATGGGGATCATCCAATCAAAGATAAACTCAAGCAGTGCTTGAGGGTCCTATCTAAACTCAATATCAAAGGAGTCATTCAAGGAGATTTGTTGTATACTGAGACTCCACCGTTAGTATCCATGGGTGGGAAACAATGCTACAAATTCAAACCCAACACCATCACATACTGTGTAGAAGCAAAGACTGGGATGGGTAAGAAGGTAGCAGCATCTACACTGGGTATTGTCTTTCACACTTCATACAGTGGTCCATCTCTTCCCGAGATGAATGCTGGATTTGGTGTGGATGTATCTAAGATGCAAGGTGTCCGAGAAGTTGCAGTCTTCTCTTCATCATTTGAGAATGTCAATGGTCTTGCTAATTTATCCCCAACTGAGTTGGCTAAGATCAATAACAGTATTAAGGTTGCTGAGCGTAACTTGACATCTGGTCGTAACTTCTTGAATACAATTCAAAAAGAAACAGGTAGTTTTGCACACAATGCTCTCTTCAAGATTTATTTCAATCAGGTAATTAAGTCTGGTAGGATGCCTTCTAATGCATCTACTATGGCTGCAGGATTTATGCAGTTTGTTGAAGCACGTTACAAGGCAGAGATTGCTAAGAAGAAGACAGAGAAGGCACAGAAGCAATGGAAAGAGCGTCAGCAGAAAGCACAAGCATACCTAAATAGTAATAAGTCTGTTATGTTTTCTGCCCTTAGTGGATTCATGAATTTGATTGCCGCTAAAGAGCAGATTATAAATAAACTTAAGAAAATTCAAGGTATTGGGACCTTCCTCGAAGATGAGGATGGTTATCGTGTGACAAGTCCCGAGGGATTTGTTGCAATTAAAGACGGTGCCGCGTTAAAACTTGTAGATAGATTGGAATTTTCGCGAGCAAACTTTACTGTTGCAAAAGACTGGGGCAAATGAGATTTATCGAATTCATTCGTGAGGCAGTAGCTTCACAACAAAAGAAACCACAGGCTTCCCAAAAGGGGCAGCAGAAATCATCACAACCTGTACAAGATAAACATGTCGCTATTACATTTGGTCGGTTTAATCCTCCCCATGCTGGTCATGGTAAGCTATTGGATGCTGTTAAGAGCCATGCTGGAGACTCAGGCAACTACCGCATTTATCCCAGTCGAAGTCAAGACCACAAAAAGAATCCGCTGACAGCAGATCAGAAAGTGGGTCATATGCGTAAGATGTTTAAGCATCACGCAGACGCTATTCAAAACTCTGAGCAACACCGTAACATCTTTGACATCCTTCGTGACCTGCATGATGAGGGACATGAACATGTCACCATGGTTGTGGGTGATGACCGTGTGAAAGAGTTTGAGAATCTCACTCAGAAGTATAACGGTAAGCACTACGACTTTAAGAGTATCAACATCAAGAGTGCTGGTGCCCGTAATGCTGACAGTGAAGACGAAGTTGAAACTCTGTCAGCATCTAAGATGCGAGCACATGCACAGGGTGGTGACCACGACTCTTTCCACAAAGGAAGTGGTGGATATAAGCACAGCAAAGAATTGATGGCTGATGTGCTGAAGGGCATGACACCACCACCTAAGAAGACTAAGAAACCCAAGAAGGGTGAAGGTGTCCATGAAGCAACTGTCTGGGAGTATGCTCCTAAACTAGACTTTGATACCTTCCGTGACTATTACATGCTGGACCATATCTTTAAGGTTGGTGCAATCGTAGAGCACGATGATACTGGTCTCCGTGGTGAGGTTGTACATAAGGGCACTAACTATGTCATCATGCAACTTCCTGATGGCACTGAGCATCGCGCATGGTTGCAACATGTCACTGAGGTTAATGATCAGAATGATCAGTCTAATTACTCTGCCGATGATGACAGTGGTAATGAATACAAGGTTGGAACTGATACATATCGTATTGCCCTACAAAATTTAACACCTGGGCAATCGGTGAAGAAGTTTACGGACTTCAGAAATTCTATCAAAACTAAATAATAAAAGAAAACCACAACGGTTAGGAAAAACAATGACGTTGGAAATCTTAGTATCGACTGCTCTGTTGGGATACACCCTCAATGAGCAGGCCAAAATTCTCAAGTCCCTGGAGGATGGATCTGATCTGCCCACTAAGCGACTCACTGAGGGTCGTGAGAAGGTCATTGAGGCATTGGTTGATTGGGAGCCTGTGGTCGAAGGTTATGCAGGATTCCCTGTAGAGCGCGATCATATCCAGAAGAAGAAAGAGCAGCACGGCGACGATCGTAATATCGGACGTGTTGTCTCTCAGGGTGGATCTTCAATGGTCATCACTGGTAAGAAGGCAGACGGTCGTTATATCGTTGTTGGTAAGAAAGGCGAGAAGACTGCTAAGGATGGTGCTGATCTGGGAATTGGCACAAAGAGTGAAGCAGTTGGTGTTGATATTGAAGACCTTCATAATGAATTGCTGGAAGGTATCAAGCAAGCTCGTAAGAATGTTGGCGCTAGCAAGTGCTGGGATGGATACAAGGCAAAGGGCACCAAGACAAAGGATGGTAAAGAAGTCCCTAACTGTGTGAAAGAAGAAGAGGTCGAAGAAGGTTATAAGCCTATCGACAAGAAAAAAGAAACTAAAATGTATCGTAGAGCAGGTAACCTGAGTCGCGATGCACTTAGCAAAGGAATGTCTACCAAGGCAGGTTCTGCAGCACAGGATAAGTCTAGCAAGATTGTCTCTGCTATTGCTCGTCAGAAAGAAAACGAGCGTTTCAAGAAGATGGGTGACGAGAAAGCTCGTGACAATTACAAAGAAGAAGTAGAGCAGGTAGATGAACTCTACAAGGGTAAGCACGGTCAGTCAGAGAAAGAGTATCAGGACAGTCGCTCTGACGCTGGTAAGATGGTCTCTGGTGATTCTAAAGGTAGTGGTGCTAACTACTCTTACAAAGCAAAGAATACTGGACCTAACCCTGCTGGTGGCAGCAAGAAACCTCAGGGTCAAGCCAGAATGGGTAAGAAAGATAGAGACTATCTTGCTTATCGTAAGGCAAACCTGAAAAAGGAATCTCAGGAGCTCCTAAATAAATTGTCCGATTCAGGACTCTTCACTGAAGATGAGTTGTCGGCAATGGTGGAGGGACTGGAATGAAACCAAATAATGGTGAGAAAAGTTATCTGAAGACAAAGAAAAAAGGTGACGTTGTAATCAATCCAAGAAAAGAGGACCTTATGTCAGAAAAGAAACTAGATCCCGTAGGTCGGGAGGATAAAGATATTGATAATGATGGCGATCACGATAAGTCTGATCGTTATCTTCTCAATCGTCGCAAGGTGCGTGGCAAAGTAATTGCCATGAAAAAAGAGTCTCTTGAGGAGCTTCGCAATCGTCGTGCTAAGAAACCTGAGGGTGAAGGTGCTGTCGATACTACACCTGAAGTGGAAGTCTCGGAAGAGTCTGATACTGCATCCAAGCCAGATGACTCTGATGCTAAAGCAAAAGCAAAGGATCGCATGAAGCAAAAGATGATGCAAGCAACCATTGACTTTGATCGTAAGAGAAAGGGCATGAATTGATATATAGATATAGGTCCTATATCGTATAAATCATGCTTTCTTTCCTTCTTCCCATTGCATCTAAAATTATTACTGATGCAGTTGCTAAAATTCCTGATAATGAAGAGCTTGGTGAAAAACTGATTGAGATCTGTCTGGTAATTCTTGAGAAGGCAGTTGCCCTGACAAAAACAGACATGGATGACAAACTGTTGCTGGTAGTATCTCAGGCAATCCGCAATCGCGACGACGCTGATGAGTGATAAACGGGAGGGCAACCTCCCTTTTTTTATAAATAAGTTATAGGAATACACCACTAAGAATTTAAGGGAGTAACATGGCTATCTACGGAAAAATTGATGCCGCAACCTTTGCTAACAATGTAGCGGTCACCAATGGTGACGCCACTGTTACTAAAAATGCTGCGGATACTGTCGTCGTTGGCGACGTGCTGGAGTTGGGTGGAGTTGCATATATCGTCCGTGAAGTGACGAGCACTACCGCAATCGAATTGCACAAAGCATACGCAGGCACAACTGACGCTGCTCTCTCTGGCGCAGTCCGTCGCACCCCTCCCAAGGCGGTTGCTGAGTATGTTATCAAGGGTGGCGATACCGTCTCCTATGACCTGGTGTTTGTTGACAACACTGAGGTCGATGTTGCTTCTAACAAGTCCCGTGGTATTTCGGGTCCTGGTTGGTGGCTCTACAACACTTACACTACCGCTGCTGGTGACACCCGTCACAAGGCAGAGTGCCTGGCATTCGTCCACGCTACTGCAGCAGCTGCAGGTGACGACGCTGATGACACCATCGTGGCAGACGTGCTTGAGACTATCACCATTGATACTCAACCTACTGATCAGCACACTGTCTCTGGTGCTGCAACCTTCACTGTTGTCGCAAGTGTCGATCAGTCTGGCACTATCACTTATCAGTGGCAGAAGAAGCCTGCAGGCACTACTCGTTATTCTGATGTCTCTGGTGCAACCTCTGCATCTTTGGCACTCACAGGTCAGACTGCAGATGAAGATGGCGACAAGTATCGCGTGAAGATTAATACAAGTAAGGGTGCGGAAGAAGTTGTATCCGATGCTGTTACTCTCACCTTCGGCACCTGATAATTACCCCCTTTTGTAATGCACTTTGATTCACTGAATGAGAAAAACTATTTGATGTTTGCGATAAAGCACTACGATAATCCTCAGTCGGTTACTGTAGATGACTTTATGGAGGACATAAAGAAATTCAAGTATCTCAAGAGACTTCTCAAGAGATACTTGAAGACGGGGACTCTCCGTATTAATCTTATCCTCAACCACTTAATTATTCTCTTTAACGTCTTTGGTGACGGGACTATTCCACTCCTCATGTATAAGATGGATGTGGAATACTGGCCTATCATCAAGACGTTTCTTATGTATTTGGATAGGTATCCTGCCGATCAGCCTGGAATTTTTGGTGACATAAATATAGATAAGAACGTAGCAGAGTTACTGGAGTCGATATGATTCGGGAGGATGCACCTACAAATTCTGTGGGCACTGGAGCAGAGACTGCTCTGCCACCCTCTCATGAACCTCCTGGCATCACTGCCTTGTCTAAGAAGAAGCCTAAAAAGAGACGCCGTTATGCGATGAGCACGGCAGAGATGCTTAAGACCGAAGAGCATGGAGACCCCAAGTATCTTCCCTTCTTGGTATCTTATGATGGAGCAGAGCAGTATGTTTTATACTCTTCTTCTGAGGCACAATTAAAGATTGAGTTGAGAAAGATCTATCGCCCTTCGGAGCACAACAAACTCCATGTGAAGCGTCTTTATCCTAATGAAGTTATTAGATTTTATTGGAATAAAAGACAGCAAGCATTAGGAGTATGAGAAGTGGCATTTGGTTTAGGTAAACTACAAGTATTGGAATCTAAACTTGACATCTACGAGGACTTGTCCAAAGAGATGTTGGATAAGTTGGAGCGTGCTGTCACAACTATCTCTGACAATAGTAATAAAATTGCTATTGTATTAGAGCGTCACGAGAATCGAAGTATGATGATCGTATGTTTGAGAATCTTGCTGGTAAGTTTACAGATCTTGAAAAGAAAGTAGAAAGGAATACTAAGTTTGTTATTGGTGCTACTGCTGTGCTGGCAACCATCGTGACGATTGCACAAGTGGCAGCTCCCATCTTGTCTAAATGGGGAGACTCTGCTATGCTACCTTCAGTTGATCGTGTAGCATGGATTACGTCGAAGACAAATACATTCGCTTCCTAAGCACACGGTTAGACAAGTTTAAGCACGTCAAGTCAGGTCTTTATAACTTCAGGTGCCCCTACTGTGGAGACTCGCAGAAGCATCGTAATAAAGCACGAGGTTACTTCTTCCTGAAGAAGACTGAATATATTTACAAGTGTCATAACTGTGGCGCTGGTAGATCTCTCAGTAACTTCCTGAAGGATAATGCCACTGACCTTCATGATCAATTCATCATGGAGAAGTATCGTCAGGGAATGACGGGCAAAGGACGCCACACGCCTTCTCCAGAATACAAATCAGCAAAGCCACATTTTGCCAATAAGGTAACAAACCTTATAAGCATTGCTGAGCTAAATAACTCTCACCCCGCCAAGAAATATCTCTTGAGTAGAAAGATACCCGAGTCTCAACTGGGTAGATTTTTCTATGTCGATAAGTTTAAGAGGTGGGTCAATACGCAACGTCGGACATTTGATAACCTTCAGAATGATAGACCTAGAATTATTATCCCTCTCATTGACAAGGACGGTAACTGGTTTGGCATTCAGGGTAGATCTCTGGCTCCAACTAGCACGTTACGATACATCACTGTGATGTTTGAGGACCGACTAAAACTTTTCGGTCAAGATAATGTAAACTCTGAGGAAACTGTCTATGTCACCGAAGGACCCTTCGACTCCACTTTCGTTAGAAATGCTGTTGCTATGTGTGGTAGCGATGTTGACCACCGCACTCTTCCTTATAAAGATAGGGTCTGGGTCTTTGACAATGAACCGCGTAACAGACAAATCATGCAGCGGATTGACGCTGCCATCGGAAGCCAGGAAAAGGTGGTTATCTGGCCAAAGGGATTGAAGCATAAGGACATTAATGACATGGTGTTAGCAGGTCTTGACCCTGCTGCTATAATTAAAGACAACACCTTTAAGGGATTGCAAGCAAAGATTAAATTTACAGATTGGAAAAAGGTATGAGTCAACCTACAGTAGTAAAGCGTAACGGTGAAGTTGAAGAATTGAATCTTGATAAGATTCATTTTATGGTAGAGCACGCTTGCAAGGATCTTGCAGGTGTGTCTGAAAGTCAGGTAGAGATGAATGCTAACCTGCAATTTTTTGATGGCATCACAACTTCTGACATTCAGGAAATTTTGATTCGCTCAGCGAATGATTTGATTACTTTGGAGGCACCTAATTATCAATATGTGGCAGCGCGTCTGCTTCTATTTGCACTTAGGAAAAGTGTTTATGGGCACCATCCAGATTCGGCACCAAGTCTTTACACTCATGTGAATCAATGTGTGGAGCGTGGTGTATATGACTCGGGTCTTCTAAAGGCATACACTTCTGATGAGTGGAATCATATGGATACTTTTCAGAAGCGTGATCGTGACCTATTGTTTACATATGCTGGTCTGCGACAGGTTGTTGATAAATATCTAGTGCAGGACCGTAGCACAGGAGAGGTGTTTGAAACACCGCAGCAAATGTATATCATGATTGCTGCAACTCTCTTTCAGAATTATCCTAAGAAGGAAAGGCTCGATTATGTCCAAAAATACTACGACGCAATCAGCAAGCACAAAATCAACATTCCCACACCTGTCATGGCGGGAGTGCGAACTCCACTTCGACAATTTGCTAGCTGTGTTCTTGTTGATGTTGATGACACCCTCCATAGCATCTTTAGTAGTGATATGGCGATTGGCTACTATGTTGCACAACGGGCGGGAATCGGTATCAACGCAGGCAGAATCCGTGGCATCAACAGTAAAATCAGAGGCGGAGAGATTCAACACACAGGTGTGGTCCCCTTCCTCAAAAAGTTTGAATCAACTGTCCGATGCTGCACACAAAACGGCATCAGAGGTGGGTCAGCGACTGTCCACTTTCCTATCTGGCATCAAGAAATAGAAGACATTATTGTCCTTAAGAATAACAAGGGCACTGAAGATAATCGCGTGAGGAAACTTGACTACTCGATCCAATTATCAAAACTATTCTATGTTCGTTTCATCGGCAACCAAGAGATATCACTTTTCAGTCCTCATGATGTCCCTGGTCTTTACGATGCTTTCGGGACTGACCGCTTTGATAATCTTTACTGCCGTTACGAATCCGATAATTCAATCCCTAGAACAACAATCGGTGCCCAAGAATTGATTCTTAGTCTCTTGAAGGAAAGAGCGGAGACGGGTCGCATCTATCTGATGAATATCGACCATTGCAATTCACACTCGTCCTTCAAGGATAAGGTGAATATGTCTAACCTCTGTCAGGAGATCACTCTTCCAACGGATCCTATTAGTCATATCGATGAAGATGCTGGTGAGATTGCTTTGTGCATTCTGTCTGCCATCAACGTGGGTAAACTGAAGTCCTTGGATGAGATGGAAAACCTCACTGACCTTGCTGTCCGTGGGTTGGAAGAGTTGATTGATTATCAGGAATACCCTGTTTCTGCAGCTCGCCGTAGCACCCTTGCAAGGCGCTCCCTGGGCATTGGATTTATCGGTCTAGCACATTACCTAGCTAAGAGTGGATTGAAGTATTCTGATAAGGATGCATTGACTGCAATCCACACACTCACTGAGAGTTTCCAGTATAATCTTCTGAAGGCATCTAATCAGATTGCCAAGGAAAAGGGGAGTTGTGAAGCATTCGATCGCACCAAATACTCTGAAGGTATTCTCCCCATCGATACTTATAAGAAAGATGTTGACGAACTAGTAACGCCAGAGTATAAACATGATTGGGATTCTCTACGGGTATCTATTCAAGAGCACGGTCTCCGACACAGCACACTGTCCGCACAGATGCCATCAGAGAGCAGCTCCGTTGTGTCAAACGCAACCAATGGAATCGAGCCACCTCGCGACTACTTGTCCGTTAAGAAGTCCAAGAAAGGACCTCTTAAGCAGATTGTCCCGTCTTATAATACATTGAAGAATAATTACACATTGCTGTGGGACATGCCTAGTAACGAAGGTTACATTAACATCGTTGCTGTCATGCAAAAATTCTTTGATCAGGCAATCTCAGGTAACTGGTCATATAATCCTGAGAATTATCCAAACAATGAAGTGCCTGTGTCGGTGATGGCAAATGATCTTTTGACTACATATAAGTATGGGTGGAAAACTTCTTACTATCAAAATACGTACGATGCAAAGAAGGATTCGGATGTAGTAGAAGAAAAAGTTTCGGAGCTTGATCGTCTCATCAAGGAGATTGAAGAAGGTGACGAAGAAAATTGTGATGCTTGCAACGTTTAGGAGGATTGAGGATTAATGGGAGTAACAGTCTTTAACGACAAGAAAGTCAATACTAAAAAACAACCAATGTTTTTTGGTGCGCCTCTGGGGATGCAAAGATATGATGAATACAAATACCCTGACTTTGATAAACTAACTCAGACACAACTTGGATACTTTTGGAGACCTGAAGAGGTCTCTCTTCAAAAAGATAGAGCAGATTACAAAACATTATCTGAGCAACAAAAACACATTTATACTTCTAATCTAAAGTATCAAATCTTGCTGGACTCTGTGCAAGGTCGTGGACCTGGCATGGCATTCTCTCCCTATTGCTCTCTTCCTGAGTTGGAAGGTGCCATGGGTGTGTGGCAATTCATGGAGCAGATTCATTCTCGCTCCTATACTCACATTATTAAGAATGTATATCCAGATCCCTCTGAAGTCTTTGATACTGTCTTAGATGATGATCGTATCCTTGACCGTGCCAAGAGTGTCTGTGGTGCCTATAATGAATTTCTAGAGGCTGCAGGTGAATGGTCTGCTGGCACAAGATGGCAGCAGGCAATGGAAGATTGTGAATCTGCTCAGTGGGATAGGAATGATCTCAAACGTAAACTTTATAGGGCAGTTGCTAATGTCAACATTCTGGAAGGCATCCGTTTCTATGTCTCTTTTGCTTGCAGTTTTGCTTTTGGCGAGCTTAAGCTCATGGAAGGATCCGCGAAGATCATTTCCCTTATCGCCCGTGATGAGTCACAGCATCTGGTAATCACTCAGAAGATTCTTAAGAAGTGGGCAGATGGGGATGATCCCGAGATGAAGATCATCGCAGAAGAAGAGAAGGAAAACGTCAGCAAAATGTTTGTTGATGCAGTTAACCAAGAGAAAGAGTGGGCAACTTATCTTTTTAGCACAGGTAGCATGATTGGTCTTAACGAGCGTCTGCTATCTCACTATGTTGAGTGGATTGCAAACCGTCGCATGAAAGCGATTGGTCTTGATCCTATCTTTGATATTCCTGCTAAGAATAACCCCCTCCCCTGGACAGACCATTGGCTAAATAGTAAAGGTCAACAGAATGCACCTCAGGAAACTGAGATTGAGTCCTATATTGTAGGGGGAATCAAGCAGGATGTGGAAGCGACTACTTTCTCTGATTTCAAACTTTAGAAATGGGAAAAAAACCATGGAAGAATATAGACCCGAAACCGATTACCTTGCTGAAGACCCCCGTAGCTGGTATCAAGGACCACTTATCTTTTTTGAAGAGCCTGAAGAAAGATTTGGCGAGGGATCCAGTGAAGAAGAAAAAGCGTAACAAAAGATACAAAAGATCTTGATAAATAGTAAGGACAGTGCTATACTGTCCATACGTTCATCCTCTTCGGAGGACGCAAGTAAGTCGCGGAACGGAGCGTTCATCCTATGATTGAGTTAGCACTATTGGCATAAAGAAAGATTTCTATCAAACTTGTTTGGTAGACACATGACGCTGAGGTGTCTCAGAGATTAGGACGCAAACGACTGAAGGAACGGGAAACGGATCCACCGAAAGGTGAGAAGGTTAATTTCCATTCACTCAGGAGTCAATCATGAACACACTTACTCTGATTAAGAATAAGATCGAGAAAGCATCTCGTCTGCACAATGCACAAATTCTTCACACTGCATATCGTGGTGTCCAGTATAAGTGCAAGCAGCAAGGCGAAGAAGTGCATGGCACTTTCTGCTATCGCGGTCGCATTTACAGCAAGTAAATAAATAAAGGACCTTCGGGTCCTTTTTTCATGGAGGTATTATGAATTACGATAAAGTAAAGCTGATTGCTCACAACTTGAAACTTCTTGCACAAAGTCTTGAAGATGCTATCAAGGAAGATCCAGATAAATACTTAAACAAACCAGAGATCAATGGGACACCTACTCGGTATTCTTATGATCAATGGGATGATGATGACGGGTATAGTGATTAATGAAACCACAAAGTGCTAAAGGGAAAGGAAGACGTTTCCAACAATGGGTTAGAGATATGCTCATCGAGCATCGCAATATTCATCCTGAAGATATTGAATCCAGATCAATGGGAGCAGGTGGAGAAGACCTAATCATGGCTAGAGATGCTAGGTCTAAGTTTCCCTTTAGTATTGAGTGTAAAAATGTAGAGAGGTTAAATGTGTATGACGCATACGATCAAGCCTGTGCCAATGCAGGTGACCATACGCCTATCCTCTTCATGAAGAAGAATCGTAAGAAACCACTTGTCGTAGTGGACGCCGAGTGGTTTATCCAGCATTTTCAGGGTTGACACCCACCCCCTCCTGACTATATAATTGACCAGTAGTCAAGGAGAGGACTCGATGGAAGACCAGTTTACTGATGAGATTGAATTGATGAGTCAAACCATTGAGTTGCTAGTAGATCAGCTTCATGAATTAACAGCGCAAGGCAATTATGCTGACGCTAAAGCTGTTGCTAATCGTATCCGAGAATTGCAAGAGATCTGATGACAGTGCATAGCATGTTTTCAGTCCCAATAATTCATTATCCTATTGAGGACTGGAGCAATAATAAGAAGCGTATCATGGACGCTCTCCCTCAAATTAATGATGGGATGTATCAAGATAATGGTCAGATGTTTACTGACTTTTTCAACGAGCAACATCAAAAAGATTTGCCACCATATGGCGATGTTGTGCTTGACATTATCAAACCATATCTAGAAGATTTTACAACAGGGTCTCGTGTTGAAATCACTGACATGTGGTTTCAAACATCTCACCGAGGCATGGGTCATGGTTGTCACAATCATGGTGCCCTAGGGTGGTCGTCAGTAATTTATGTGGACTATGATAAGAATTATCATGAGCCCACTAATTTCTATGCACCATTCAATAACCCCTGGAATGGATCATTACAAATGTTTCAACCAGATGTGCAGGAAGGAGACATGATTATTTTTCCTGCTATGATTACACACGAAGCAGTGGACAATCGCACTGATGTCCCACGCACTATCATCTCATATAACATGAGAGGTAAAGTTGACTATGTGAAGAAAACTTTGTGGTCAGAAGGAGGTCCACCTAAGATTTTTGAAAGAGTCTACCGCGAGGATTGTTAATCCTCTTTCTTGGTCCAGTAGCTCAGTGGATTAGAGCAACTGCCTTCTAAGCAGTCGGTCGTAGGTTCGAATCCTACCTGGATCGTCGGGAGATTAGCTCAGCGGTAGAGCAACTCGTTTACACCGAGTGGGTCGGCGGTTCGATCCCGTCATCTCCCATCCCCCTAGGGGGTAACAATCGAATAGGAGAGCAGTTATGACTGTCAGAGATCGTTTTGGAGATAGGCTCCAAGTCCTGAAGGATGCAGTTAATGGCACAGTCGCCCTTGACACTGAGCACCCTTCACTCTTCACCCAATTATGTCGTTTCTATAGCGACAAAAAAGGAATTCATTTCTGGGGTATTGATGTTGAGGAAGATTATTCGATTCTCATAGATAGTATGATTGCAGATGGGGTCCTGGAAGCGACCTGAAACTTACCCTGGTGGAGTCATTAATGACCCTGCCTTGGGACGGCACAAAACTCACCCTGGTCGGGATGTATGACGAATGAAATTGTAACCTATAAAGGAAAACTTTGCGAAAAGAATTCTGATTTTATTTGGGGAGACTCTATTGATGAGTCTGTCTGTGATGGGTTACTGCATTTTTGGCGTCATCAACAATTCCTTAATACTCATGAGGGACAAGTATATCAGGGGGGTGAAGTTATAGTGGACCGAGACTATAAGGAATCCTTGGATCTCCACATCCCCCATCAGGTTGCTATCCCAGAAGTGCAGAATTATCTTGCTGCACTTCAAGGAGTATTAAACAAATATATTGAGAGGTTTCCATTTTGTGAAGTCTCTCGATTTACAATTACCGAACCTCTCAGTATGCAATGCTATCCACCTGGAGGTGGGTTTAAGCAGTGGCACACTGAGAGGTCTAATTGTATGCCTGGCAACGTATACAGGCATCTGGTATTCATGACCTATCTTAACGACTGTCCTGGTGGTGGCACAGCCTGGTATCATCAAGACAAGTATGTGGATGCGAAGAAGGGACAAACGGTTATCTGGCCAGCGGACTGGACTCACTTCCATAAGGGTATCGTATCAGAGGAATATGAAAAAGTGATCATCACAGGTTGGTTTTCCTTTAACTAGGTGCTATACTTTGATCAGTCTCAGATCAACCATGCCCAAACCCAAAGTCTTCCTGGAGCGATTCCCATATCGCTATGTCGAAGTCGGGACTCTTGACAATGGATTCCCTGACTATCGCATTCAAAAGGCAGACTCATACACTGGAAAGTATCGTGACATGTATTTGTGCGATAATTCTATGCAGTTTTCTACTGCCATCGAGGACTTTGAATATACAAAGTGGCTCGATCCTGATAATGTCCCTTGTTACATTAAAGATAATGTCTCTTCACGCTGATCTTAACGCTGCACAAGAAGCAGTTCGCACTGCCTTCAAGACCGCACTTGACTCTGAAAACTATAATGAAAGTGATCTGAGCGAGTTGTGGCGTCACTACCTAGGGATCAAGGCGATTGCAAAGAAGCAATCACCCACTAGCGACGGTATCTACTTTAGTAGTAATATCGCAGCAGGTCCCGTGGACACGCCACTTTGGTCTGGTGAGGACAAGATTGTATTCAATTATTCGGACACAGTGTCCTCGGACACTTGACAACGGCATCAAAAGCCTATATACTTCGGTAGTAACAAAAATTAACACATGACAGTTACAACCAACGAGTTCGGACAGCAAAATATGTTTGCCAAAGAACCATCCATGTACATTGACCAGGAGGTGATTCAACAAATGACTAACAACGTTTACGAAACTCATAACGAGAAAGCCGAGCGTATGAATGGACGTTTCGCGATGATGGGGGTTATCGCAGCACTCGGTGCTTACGCAGTGACAGGTCAAATTATTCCTGGCATTTGGTGATAAAGATATTGAGTGGCTCCCCGCCACTCTTTTTCATTATTATGATTTCTATGTTTTTTGCTCCACCCACTACACCCCCACCCATTCAGACTGCAGAAGTCATTCCAATTCCTGTAATTGAAAAGGAATGGAAGTGTCCCGAATGTAGTCCTGAAGAAAAGTATGTCCTCAAAGAATTACAAGCAAAAACAAAGATCCGAGATCGTAACTCACTTGCAACAATCCTGGGAAACATTAAACAGGAGAGCAAGTTTATTTCCAACATATGCGAGGGAGGGGCTAGAGTTCCTTACAACGCTTGCCTTCGTGGGGGTTATGGTCTTATTCAATGGACAACCCTAGGACGTTATAATGGTCTGGGTAACTTTGCAAAGAAGTATGGTTGTGATCCTAGTGGGCTCACTTGTCAGACTCGATGGATGATTAATGAGCCCATCTTCCAGAAGTATCTTCCTATGTTTGAGGGTCCTGGACAAACTGTTAAACAATACATGGTCCCAGCATACTATTGGTTGGGATGGGGTATCAAAGGCAACCGTGAATTGTATGCATATAAGTATGTAAAGATGCTTTCGTGGCAATGAAACGGTATTGTCTTCAGGTTGAAGAAAATGGTGAGTGGGTCACTCTGAGAAAGTATAATGATCTTTCCGAGGATAAGGCAAAGTTTCTTGTTACTCTATGTTATCGAGCAGCTGCCGCTATGAATAAAAATACTCGTATCAGAATGAATGAGGTGACAGATGGATGAAGATTGGCGCTACAATGATGGCAAGATGCACGAGAGACAACTTGCTCTCGTGTGTTTTTCTATGTACGGTTATGAAATAAATAGAACTGTATACGAATTCTGTCACTACTTTGTTAGTAATGGAATGTTTACAGGAATATTGCCAACGGAGGAAGATCCGAAGGAGGAAGAATTGAAAAAGTTTGGTGGCAATGTATATGCCCTCGCCGCCGAAGTTTTATTCAGAGAATTCACCTACTATAAGGAGATCAATGATGTCAAGGAAACCCCTATCTACCAAGAAAGCAGCGAAGAAGATTATCAAGGATACGAAGAAGCATCCTGATTGGCATACTAATGCTGATGTTTTGTATGCTAGACTTGTGTTGGATTTGATTAAAAGAGATAAGAAAAAATGAGAATTGTGATCGCTGGTGGCGGCACATCTGGATGGATGACCGCAGCAGCATTTTGTAAAACATATCCCGAATGGGATATCACTATGATTAATGGTGGTGATTCCATTGGTGTTGGGGAGTCTACAACTCCTCACATTAATCAGTATCTGAAATACATGGGCATTCCTGACCATGAATTTCTTCCTGCAGCTAGGGCAACATTCAAATCTTCTAGTAGATTTCAGGATTTTGCTGCAAAAGATCATGTATTTCATTATCCTAATGGGCAAAGTGTTGCTAGGGATATTAAATACAATGATTGGATGCAGGCACAAGCATACTTCCCTGATATTACACCACCATTTGCAAGTATGTTTATGCCTTTCTGCACAGTAGCAGAAGAGGGTAAACTACCAATCAACGATCCTATCCTGGGCAACTATGGACTTGAAAGGGATCGATCTTTTCATATCAATGCATCCAAATTTGCTGAGTATCTCAGAGCAAAATTCTGTCAGAATCTAACTGTTATTGAGAGCAAGATTAAATCAGTTAGATTAAATAAGCAATCAATCGATCATGTGGTTATCGATCGGACACCATTTGATGCTTCTCCTAGAAAAATCTATGGGGATCTGTTTATTGATTGCACTGGTTTTAATGCCAAATTGATTGGTGCATTGTCTCCTTTCAAAGATTTCGATACGATTCTGACCGATACTGCTTTGGTTAAGAAGCATGAGTATACGGATAAGGATCAAGAAATGGTTGCCTACACCAACGCTAGAGGACACTCTGCTGGATGGCAATGGACTATTCCAACCTATGACTTTGTGAGTAATGGTTACGTTTACTCTTCTAAGTTTCAGAGTGAGGATGAGGCTCGTCTTGAGTTTGGTATGTCTGATGCTAAAAAGATCGAGTTTAAGAATGGTCGCAGGCTAGAAGCATGGGTGGGCAACTGTATTGCTATTGGATTGTCTCATGGATTCATTGAGCCCTTGGAGTCTACGTCTCTCTTCAATACACATCATGGCATCCTAGTCCTGATGGATACTCTCAAGCAGCATGGTAATTTGCCTGGACAGTTTGCTCGTGATATCTACAACCACGATCTGTCTGAGCATATGGATGGGTGGCGTGAGTTTGTGGAAGCACATTATTACTACAGCAAGCGACGTGATACTCCCTTCTGGAGAGCAGTTACTGATGAGGTGCGTTATGAAATGTCTGGTAGCACCCATGAGACTGTCCGTCATCTTATGTCTAGTGGTGAGCCAATTCCAACTGGACATATGCCTATTGTTTACATCCTGGCAGGATCTGGATTCAGCAATATCAATACCAGACACTTTGAATATTTTGGATATCCCGTGTTAGTCACTGAGAAGAAAGTCTCTGAGTGGAATCGTCGGTGGCAGAAGATTCGGGAGTGGTCCAAGACCCAACCAACCATGTACCAGTTTTTAAGTGGCACATTCGACTACGGGGATGCTTGACAGAGAGTCCAAATCAAGTTATTATAAATACATTCATACCTCGCCTAAGGGTGGCGAGGAATAGTAACTCCACCATTTCCCTGATGGTCTTACTTTAAGTTAAATTCAAAATGGCTTCATCTACTCTTTCAACACGCGGCGGCGTATCCGCCTGGGAATCGTTTTGCGAATGGGTTACCTCTACAAATAACCGCCTCTATGTGGGTTGGTTTGGTGTGCTGATGATTCCAACACTGTTGGCAGCAACTGCGTGTTTCATCGTTGCGTTTATCGCAGCACCTCCCGTCGATATTGACGGCATCCGTGAGCCTGTTGCAGGTTCTCTGATGTATGGCAACAACATCATCTCTGGTGCAGTTGTCCCCTCTTCCAACGCTATTGGTCTTCACTTCTACCCCATCTGGGAGGCAGCATCTCTTGATGAATGGCTCTACAATGGTGGTCCTTTCCAACTGGTTGTCTTCCACTTTCTGATCGGCATCTATGCCTACATGGGTCGTGAATGGGAATTGTCCTACCGTCTAGGTATGCGTCCCTGGATCTGTGTTGCATACTCTGCTCCAGTCGCTGCAGCATCTGCTGTCTTCCTGGTCTATCCTTTCGGTCAAGGTTCTTTCTCTGACGCAATGCCTCTCGGTATCAGTGGCACCTTCAACTACATGCTTGTCTTCCAAGCAGAGCACAACATTCTGATGCACCCCTTCCACATGCTTGGAGTTGCTGGTGTCTTCGGTGGGTCACTCTTCTCGGCAATGCACGGTAGTCTGGTTACTTCTTCACTGGTCCGTGAGACCACCGAAACTGAGTCCCAGAACTATGGTTACAAGTTCGGTCAAGAAGAAGAAACCTACAACATCGTTGCTGCTCATGGTTACTTCGGTCGTCTGATTTTCCAGTATGCATCTTTTAACAATTCTAGAAGTCTGCATTTCTTCCTCGCTGCGTGGCCAGTGGTGGGAATCTGGTTTACCGCCCTCGGCGTCTCGACC